GTACCCCTCAAGCTTCCATTTTCCGCCAATGGGGAGGGTCTATTGTCTGACAATTCGCGCAAATTTTCTGCTCAAAATTTTCTGAATCTTTCAAACCATTCATCAATATACTTGCGCCATTCTTCTTTATCTCTGCCATCCTGCACCGCTTCCAATCGTTCAATGCATTCATCTTTTGAAGCATCAATAAATACTTCCCTGGCTGCAAGCTCTTTAATAAGCCTTTCACGCTCGCTTTGCAATGGATAACCGCCGATTATATAAGCATTATTCCATTTGCCAAGCCGGTATTTAACGCAATCAATTAAAGAATCCCGGACTTTAAAAACAACGCTCTTAAGCCGATTTGGTTTAATATATCTATCCTGGCCGCTTATGCATTGCCATATGCTATCAACATCAATAACAAGATCGCCTTCGCTCATGTTATCTTTAACCCATGTTGTTTTTCCGCTTAATGGCGCTCCGTACACAATAAACACTTCGCGTTGTGCATAGCCTAACTTGTTATGAATGAAGTTATGGCATTTATGATGTACTAATGCAATGTTATCCGGATTAAGAGATATGTTATAATCCTTTACGTTTTCTTCATCTAGCTCCTTCTTATGATGGCCTATAATGTCATAAGCTTTAACAATTGGTTTTCCGCAATACTCGCATATTATCTGGCCATCATCATTTAATCTTTCATGCTTAAGATTATCCAGAAGCTTCCGCCATTCGTCTGATCTGTAAAAGGTAAAACGGTCTTTAATCATGCTATCCACTTTCTTAACTTATATTTTTTAATGTACCTTTTAACTCTTACATTATGGCCAACATATTCGTAATACTCGCCAACAATGTCATAATCAAAATATTTATTAAATAGCTTTTTAATCTTCTTAATCATTTAATCCACCTGCTGCCGATTGCGCCAACATAATGCGCAATCTTATTTGTTACCTGCTGCCATTGTGCCTAAATCCTTTGTGCTTTTGCCCTGCTGCTTTTGTTTTTACAAAGCTTTTCATTCTTCTGCTTTCACCGGCAAAAATAGTATCATTGATTGCTATTTGCTCCCGGTTGTGCTGCCTTATTGCTTCATTGGCTTTAGCATATGAAATATAATTACTGCATTCACTATGGCAATGAAGCCGCCGCTGATCACAACCCAAGCAAGGCGCTTTAACTGTTGAAAGATTCATTTGCTCTTATCCTCTTTGATAACCCATTTAATATTATCTTCCAGGCATTGTGCGCAGCATTTGTTTTCCTGGCATAATACATTAAAGCCAAATAAACAATAAACATCCTCATTTGAAAACATTTCAATGATTTTTCTTTTTTCTTCTTTTGTGCATATGATCTTCATAATGTTTTAAAGCCTGCTGCCCATGTTTTGCTCCCAACAATGCCATCTGTCAATAAGCTCTTATTCTTCTGAAAAGCCTTTGTTGCTTCAAGTGTCTTTTGGCCAAAGCTGCCATCTGCATTAGTTCCAACAATAACCTGCCAAATCTTTACCGCTCTTCCGCTGCTTCCCTTCTTGATCGTTGGAAGCGTAACAGATATTTTGACTTCTGCCATTGTTTCTGCATCCCCTTTGCTATCTGTTGTTAACGTATCATATTTTGCAAGATTGTATTTACTAATGCAGCTCATGTTTGTATTTACATAAGTGCTGCTTGTCGCATAGCCATCCGCCTTAATTCTTTCAAGATATTCTTTAGGCGTTGAAGCTGTCTTTAAGTTTGCATATCGGCTTGTATTTATAAATTCAAAATATCCTTTAATTCCTTCTTCCATGCTGTCATAAACGCGGAAGTTTGCTTTGATATTTGTTAAAGTGCCTTTTGTATATTCTTCCTTTGTGGCCAGATTAACGCTTTTGCCCTTCCAGGAAGAACCGCATTTCATTCCAAAATAGTTATGATATTTATAACCTAATGAGCTTATACCATAAGCGCTTTCAATACATGCCTGCGCAATGATAGGGCTTGCAACCTTATAGCCGTATTTCTTCGCATACTTCTGTACTATTGGCGCAACCTTTTTAATAAATTCCTTTGCCTGTGCTGCTGTTGCCATTGTTATAACCTCCCATTATTCCGGAAGGCTCAAAGGCTCAAATTCCTATATATCTTTATTCGTTTTCTCTTCTTCTTCTTGCTAAAAATAGCGTAAGTTCTTCTTTGGCTCGCTCTAGCTCTTTTGTTGGCTGTTTGTTTTCCGTAAGACAATATTGTATTTCAAATTCAATAAGTGCCAGAGTTGATCTAATTATTACTTCGTTTGCTATGTCCTGCTCTTTGAATAAACTGTTATCATGTTTTTCAGAAGCTTTTAAATCCTTAACCTCTACTTCAAGCACTGTAACCCTATCACTTAATGAATCATGCGGCTTTTTTAAAAATTTCATAAGCAGCCAAATCATGATTACAGAATTGCAAAAAGCCAAAAATAATTGAAACAATGTCAATATTTCCTGTGTATTCATAATATTCTTCCTTCCAAACTCTACCACTCCGCTTGATCTGCCTTCTGCTGCATGATTTCCGTTTGCTTCTTCTTAAGCTCATATGTTGGCTTATCATCATTGCGCCAATCATCATCCAGATTTTTAAGAAGCAAATGTATAGCACCGGTGTCCGGCGCTGCATATTTTGTTGAAACATCCGTTATTATTGTTGGCTCGCTCTCTCCATCATCAATAGTCCTAACCTTTTTTTCTGTATAGTTGAAGCCCAAAGCCTTTTTCTTTAGAATGCCTTTTAATTCTTCACAAAAGCTTTCTTTGCTCTGCCGTAAGCATTCAAGCAACTCCGGATGTTCTCTTTTGTATTTTTCCCATGCAAAATTAGATATTCCAAGCCGCTTATATATCTGGGCTTCTGTCTGCGTTTCGTACCATTTAGGTATATCTTTTAAATGCGGCTTTACATGAGATTCATATTTGCTTTTTCTTCCCATGCTTAACACCCTTTTTTGTATTGCATTTTATAAATTTTATTTACTGTTTTTTAAGCCCTTCAAAATACGTCTAAAGCTGTTTTTAAGCCGTATTTATCCGGGCTTTATTTATAAAATGTATTTATATCAATCTTCAAGCTCCGGAAGTCCTGCAAGTGAAGTTGCAAGGCTTAAGATCGCTGCTAATGAAGAAGCGCTTAAAACTATGCGCCAATCAACGCTTTCAAGCACTGCGCTTGTGCCAATTGTTGCAACAAATGTTTGAAAAAATGTTTTTACTGCTCTTATTCCTGCTGCTTTCCACCATGCTTTACTCATAAATAACCTCCTTTGCGCCGGCTGCTGCCTGGCTTGAATCATAAATTAAGGCATTTTTGCCTAACCCCTATATTTTGACATTAGCATGATTATCTGGGAATTTTAAGAGCGCATATATGCGCATATGTTTTATAAAATCCAAATTTTTAAATTTTCAACATTTTTCAACATTTTCCAAAAAATTTAGATTTTAGATTTTAAAAATGTCAACATTTGTCAACATTTTTAAAAAGTTAACTTTTGTTAACTATAATTATCGTTGTATATAATAAAAAGCGCCCATAATGAGCGCTTTTCTGCTATGTAAAGTCTTATTTAAGATATATTGATTTAAGTTCTTTAAATCTTTTTTCTAAAAACTCTTTGCATTCGTTATCTTCTGCCACTAGTTTTCTTATCTGTTTTTCATTATTACTTCCCTTGTATTTAGTTTTAATTATTGTTTGGATGGTTTTTCTTTTTTCAATGGTTTTTCTCATTTCGCCATCTGTTTATATAACTTCCGTCGAAGTGTTTCATGACTTTAAAAATCTCGTCTATCATTCCTCATCCTCACTTTCTGCCTCAAACTCATCTGTAAGTAACACGCAAGGAATATCTCTTCCGAAAAAGCCATACGAATCTTTTCTTATACTATTTACATAAGCAACATTTCCACATATTTCCGTCTTTTTTGTTAAAACTTCCATATCATCTGGAAACTTACTTAGTGCTTCACGTAATTCTTTTACATTCATTTCTTATCCTCACTTTCTGCCTTATATGGTTTTGGTAATGGCATCCATGCATCTACATTTTCAATATCGTTGTTTTCAAAATTATAAAAATCTTCATCAAAAACATCTTCTGAAACAAACTCTCCAATAGATACTAAAACTTCCTGTCCGTTTAATGGCATTTCATTTTCCAACATATAACAAAGTTCTTCTCCGTTTTGAGCAAGGTACTCTGCTTT